CAATGATGCTGCAACAAAACAATATGTTGATGATGTTGCACAAGGATTACACATACACTCAACCGCCGCTGGTGCAACCACTGCTACAGTAGCAACTCTTTCTGGTGCAACGGTAAGTTATAGTTCTGGTACACAGGCAATTACTTGGACGGGTGGTACAGCACTTACCAGTACATTTACAGATGGTCAAGCGTTTACCGCAAATACAACTGAATCATCAGCAAGTCGCGTTTTAGTAAAAAACGAAGGTAATGTTGGTGGTCTTGGTTCTCAATACAATGGTATTTACTATTGCTATGGTGCAAGAGAATTGCGTAGAGCATCTGATGGTAATACTGCTGCCGATTGGGTTGGTGGTGATTTCGTCTTCGTATTAGCAGGAACTGCGTATAACAATACGGGTTGGGTACAAACCGAAAAAGTAAATACTCTCGATACAGATCCTATTTTGTGGGAACAATTCTCGGGTGCTGGTGCATATACCGCAGACGAAATAACACTTACTAGATCTGGTTCTCAATTTAGTATTAAAAATACCTATACTGGACAATCAAGCATAACAACTGTTGGTACACTCACAGCGGGTACTCTTGGTTCTGGTTTCACAACTGTAGGAACAAGCGTTGGTGGTACTGGATTAACTTCGTTTACAACTAACGGAGCACTATACGCAACATCCACCTCGGCGCTTACTACAGGTACTCTACCTGTAGCATCTGGTGGTACTGGTATTACTTCTTTTGGTACAGGTATTGCAACATTTTTAGGTACACCATCCAGTGCAAATCTTGCATCGGCAATTACAGATGAAACTGGCTCTGGTGGTCTGTTGGTGTTTAATGCAGGACCTACAATTTCAACAAGAATTGTTGCTGGTACTTCTTCATTTGATTTGATAAATGCTACAGCAACAACAGTCAATTTTGCTGGTGCTGCTACTACTTTGACGATGGGTGCTACAAGTGGTACTGCTGCAATAAGAAATGCTACTCTTAATTTGGGAAACACCACAGCAACATTGGGGACAAACAGTGGAACCACAAATAATTTAACTGTCTCACCTTTTGGTGATATCGTGTTGAGTCCCACTAGCAGTGCATCGACAGGTGGTGATCGTCCTTCCGTAAGAGTTAATAATGATGATAATGCAGCAGGTACTGTGGATGTCACTGGCGGTGATTTATATCTTGGAACAAAAACTGATGGTCTATCAACAGTAACTCCTGTGAATATAATCTTTGAAGGTACAACTGCTGATGGATTCGAAACTACTCTTACACTAACAGATCCAACCGCAGACAGAACAATAACACTACCAAATGCAACTGGTACAGTAATTACTACAGGAAACTTGACAAGTATCACAACAACTGGTACAATTTCGTCTGGTGTGTGGAATGGTACTACAATCGGCGCAGCATATGGTGGTACAGGACAAACCACTTATACCACAGGTGATATTCTTTACGCATCTGGTGCATCCGCACTTAGTAAACTTTCTTCGTCTTCTACAGCAGGAGCGGTTCTTGCAAGTACAGGAGCATCTTCTGCACCAGAATACAAAACAATCTCTCTAACAAATGGTACAGTAACATCTGGCTCTGGAACACTAACCTTAGCAATTCAAAATGCAGCAGCAGACGGAAGCACAAAAGGTCTTGCAGCATTCAATTCAACATCTTTTAGTGCATCTTTAGGTGTGGTTGATATTGCAACTGTTGATGGTGGAACATACTGATAGGAGTTTAAATTATGAGCGAACCTAATTATAATGAAACTGTAATCATACCGTTTTTACAGAAGAAAACTCAAGAACTGTTAAACACTAACATGATTCTTGAAGCGCATCTTTTAGTAGAACAGTCTAAGTACAAAACACTGGAAGATAAATTAAAGGATGCAGAAAATACCTTTAATATTAAGTTTTCAGATGCTGAAGAGTCCAAGAGACTACTACAGCAAACTTTAAATCAAGTAACACAAAATAAAAACAACGAAGTTGGACAACAAACCCAACTAGTTGTTCAATTGCAAAGTACAGTAGAACAGTTGCGTAAAACTTGCGAAGAGCAAGCCAACACTATTTCTATAAATAGAAACTCTATTCGTGAACAGCAAGTGATTATCGAAGATCTTAAAACCCAACTAAATACTGCTAACGATAAGATTGAAGCATCAGCACCGAAAAAGAAGAAGTCAAAGATCAAAGAATCGGAAGACATTTTGGATGGTGATTCTTACTAATATGGAGTCATGAATGGCAACAATTAAACCAAGAAGAGGAACATCTACTCCTGGCGCCGGCACAATTCTTCAGAATGAAATTGCAGTAGATACTACTAATAAGAGAATTTTTATTGGTGCTGCTGATGGTTCTGGAACTTTGATAGGCTCTGCTCCTGGCGGTTCAAACACGCAAGTTCAGTTTAACGATAGCGGAGTGTTAGGCGGAGATGCTGGTTTTACATACAACAAGACATCAGATACTTTGACCGTAACTGGTGATGTTGGTGTGAATGGCGGAAATATAACAACTACAGCCGGAACCGCTTCTATTTTTAACGACACCGCAACTGATGTAAATTTTTGCAGAGCAGCAACATCTTTAGTTATTGGTTCTACTACTGGTACTACTCAAATAAGAAACAATCTACAATTAAATGGTCAATCTGATTTGAGACTTGCAGATTCGGATTCTTCTAACTATGTTGCTCTACAAGCACCAGCAACTGTATCCAATAACAACACTTATACACTTCCTTCGGCGGTTGGTACTGCTAATCAAGTATTACAGATCGCTTCTGTTGCTGGAAATGACGCTACTCTTACATGGGGTACTGCTTCTGGTTCTCCAGGTCCAGCAGGTCCGACTGGTGCAGATGGACAATCAACCGCAGATATGCATTATTTACTATTTCAAGCAGGAGTTATTTAAGTCATGGCAACAACAGCACAATATGTCGCACAACCTTTAGTCGAAATTTATAGCGTAGCAAGTACAGATACAAGTCGTTCTGCACCATCAACCACTACTACTTTATGTTCTGGTCCTGCTGTAGCAGCAGCAAATGGCGTTGGTAAAAGAATTCTTCGTGTCATTGTCAATGAAGTAAACGCGGTTGGTGCTGGTACTGCAAATGTCATTCGTTTTTGGATTTCTACAGATGGTGGAACCACTAAGCGTCTGTACTGTGAACGCGCTGTTCCTGCAATCACTTCAAGTTCTACTGCTATAGGCTATAGAACAGAAGTAACAGAATTGGTTGGTCTGGTTCTTCCAGGCGCATTATCGAATGCTCCTACTCTTTACATGTCTTCTCACTTAGCAGCCACTTATCATGTTGTTATTGAGTCTGGAACTCTATGATCAATTTTGGATTTTTTGGATTTCCAAATACATCAGTAAAACCACTAACAGATGTCGCAGAATTTGATAGCAGTGGTTCTTATAGAATTCCTCAAGGATGTAAATTGTTATATATTTTTGCAACAAGCGGTGGTGGTGGTGGAGGAACTGGATTAGCAACAGGAACTGGTGTTGCTACTGGTTCTAGTTATCCAGGCCTTGGTGGTATGTGTGGCCATCAACTAGTAGATGTTCTGAGCATCGGGGGGGAAGGAACAATTTTGGACATAATTATCGGTGCTGGTGGTGCGGGTATGCCAGGTCAAACAGGTAGTGGTTATTCACCCGGTCTTACATCCCAAGAAGGAGGTGCAACCACAATAAGTGTTCGTGGTAGAGGGACAATTATGCACATGTTCACGGGAAATATTGCTTATCATCTTTCTACTGAAATTAGAGATAATGCCACATATATTGCTCCTATATTTGGGTTGCAATTAGCAGGAAACGGTAGAAATTCAGGAGGAACATACACCGACGCTAGAGACAATTCTGGCGTTACTGGAGGAACCATTAGTGCTGCAAATGTTGCTACTGCTGGAACAAGTATAAATAAAACATCAAATACAAATAATACTTATATTTCTGCATCCGTTACTTATGGTGGAACTATTCTTGCCGGTGGAGCAAATACAGGCGGCGAAGGTGCATCATTTAGCAGTATTGCGGGAACAGGTGCATCGCCTGGTGGTCAATATCCTACATACTTTACCATACACAAAACCACACCACAACCAAATGGTAGATTTTCTCCAGGCATAGGGGGTGCTGGTGGTGGAGCAAACTTAACAGGTAATGGTGGTCGTGGTGGAAATGGTTATAGGGGTGGTGGTGGCGGGGCTGGAGGTAGTTGTAGAACTGGGTTTACAACTGGTGATGGTGGTCGTGGTGGAAATGGTTACTGTGCAATAATACCAATCGGGTGATTTATGAACTTTGGAATTTTTGGTTTTCCTAATACAACAGATACAAATATCTTAGACATAAAACAATTTGATATAAGTGGTATTTATTACCCCCCAAAAAATACAACATCTGTTTTGATGTTTGCTGTTGCTGGTGGTGGAGGTGGTGGTGGTGGTCGTAGCGGTCCAATTAATACTAATGCTTTTGGTGGAGGTAGCGGTTCTGGTGGCTCCCAATATTATGGATTTGCTCCAGATTACATTCCATGGTCAACGGGTGTTGGTTTATCTGTTACTATAGGATCTGGTGGAACTAGTGGTGCAGGTGCTTCGGCAAATAATAACAATGGTAGTCCAGGCGGAACTGGTGGTAATACAACTATTAAATATGTAAATTTGTCTGGTTATGAACATGATTGGTTGTTGTTGTTGGGTGGAGCAGGTGGCTCCGGCGGAACGACTACAGCAGGGACTGCTGGCGCAGCAAGAACTGCATTTGTAATGGGATTTCTTACTACAAATGTTATTGGTATTGGAGGAGGTACTAACAGCGCCAACAATCTTCAAATAACAACTACTGCAACTAATGGTGGCGGTGGAGGTGGTGGAGTGACTAATGGTAACGCGGCTGGACCTGGAGGATCAATAGTTTTACCAACCATATCAGCCTCAAATCCTTCTTGTTATTTTTACGATCAGTATAGATTGGGGGTCGCGGAAGGTGGAACTATTTTGGCTGGAGGAATTGCGAATTCCGCAACAACTGCACCATCTGCAACTTCTCAGATATTTGGAATACTGTCTTCTGGATTGGGTGGTGCTGGTGGGGGTGGGGCTACAACAGTAAGAGCAGGAAACGGGGGGGATGGTTATAGAGGTGGTGGTGGTGGCGGTGGTGGCGGTGGTAGAGACGGTTTATTCGGAGGAAACGGTGGTAGAGGTGGAAATGGATACGCTGTATTCGTTGCTTTGAGGTAAATTATGAACGGAACATTTAATGCATTCCCCACAGCGGGAAGAGAAGTAATCAATCGTGTCGAATATGATTCCAGTGGTACTTATGTTATTCCACAAGGAACTGTGTTTTTATATACATTTATTGTTGGTGGTGGTGGAGGTGCTCGCGGTGGTGCTAGAGCAGCAACAGGAGTTGCAACCAGTAATAGTGCCGGTGGCGCCGGTGGATCTTATTATCATGGGTTGATCTTTGCACCAGATATAGGTGGTGCTGGTACTACATTAAATATTACTTTGGGTTCGGGAGGAATAGGAGGAGCCGCGGCTACTGCTGACAATTTGGTAGGAAGTATAGGCGGCGATGGTGGTGCTAGTACAATTTCTATTGCAGGAATGCGAGGATATTTGATAAAAGTTACGGGTGGTCTGGGATCTTCTACTTCCTCTACTGGAGTGCTTTCTTGTTCTATGGGATTTAGAACAACTAGAACTAGCGCAGGAACTGCTGGTCAAACGGATAGACCATATAGGTTTCATAGTGATGGTGGAGGAACTGGTGGTGGTGGAGTTACTTCTGCAAATAATGCTACTATTGGTGGTGGAATTTCCTATTATGCTTTTGCAAATACAGGATCAGTAACAAATCCTAATTTAAATTTAACTGCATTCTATCCAGACACATTTGCCACTACTATTTACGCATATCCACAAACTGCTGCTGGAAGCAATGGTATTGACTCTCGATTTCATTGTTTCGATGCGTTCTCTACAGGACTAGGTGGAACTGGAGGTGGAGGTGGACTCACTGGTGCTGGTAGAGGTGGAAATGGTTATAGAGGCAGCGGTGGCGGCGGTGGCGGTTCAACCAGAAATGGATTTGCCGCGGGTGCAGGTGGTAATGGTGGAAATGGTTATTGCATAATAATGGCATTACGATAAGGAGAATTTTATATGAGATGGGCAATGGTTAATACTGAGACAAATAATGTTCTAAATGTAATTATTTGGGATGGAAGTGCTGGTGAATTTGCATCACAACCAAATGTTTCTTTGGTTTTGTTGGAGGAAGATGAATTCTGTGGAATAGATTATTCTTATGATGAAAATTCTATTCCTAGATTTACGCCTCCTCCATATGTTCCTCCTACTATTTCTTGGACAGCATATGAATTTTTAAATCGCTTTACTTATCAGGAAAGAGCAGCATATCGCTCTGCTGCTTCTACAGATGATTTAGTCGCAGATTTTATGAGTCTTGCTCAGGCCGCACAGGAAGTAGTTAATACTGATCCCATGACTGTTGCAGGAATGAATTATCTTGTTACAATAGGTTTATTGACTGAACAAAGAAAGAATGAAATATTAGGTTATGCTTAAAATATACCAAACAAATCCATACTCTACTTTTCCTAAATTTAGTACACAGCAATCGGCTTGTTTTGACATATCTGCTTGCTTAAAGGGAAATTCCATACAGATATACGGAAAAGAAAGTGTTCGTTGGTCTAACGAAGAAATTTATCTTTATACTGGAGATAGAGTAGCCGTTCCTACAGGACTCATCCTAGATATTCCTGAAGGTTATTCCGTTCGTCTTCATCCTCGTTCTGGTTTGGCACTTAAGAACGGAATCACTATGGCAAACTGTGAAGGGATCATCGACTCTGATTATGTCGATGAACTCAAGGTGATCATAGTAAACAACGGCGGAGAACCATTTGTGATAAAGCACGGTGATCGTATTTGTCAAGGAGAATTGATTAAAACACTTGACTATACGATAGAACAATGCTATACTAAACCAGTTCAGAAAACTGATCGTAATGGTGGATTTGGTTCCACAGGAGTGTGATATGACCCGTGAAGAGTTGCTAGATCATCATATGAAACTCTGCGCTGAAGCCAGAGAATTGATGAAAGCAAAAAACAAAGATTATGCAGGGAACGAAGGAATCGAACCTTTTGCCAACTTTACCCGTGTCGAGAGCATGGGAATCTGCAAGACAGAACAAGGATTTATGGTTCGTCTTACAGACAAGATGAGTAGATTGAGTTCATTCATTCGCGCTGGCAAGATGCATGTAGCCGATGAATCTTTTAAGGATACTTGCATTGATGTCATTAACTATATGGTACTTTTGTCTGCTTATATTGCAGACAAGGATTCTGAAATCAAACAGGAAGATACAAAAGAAACCCCCATTCATATTGAGCCACGACTTCTAAACGAGTCACCATACCTCAACAACGGTTGCTGCAAGAACAGAAAATGATATTTTATACTCACGCCTTTGTGCGCGGAGAAAAGATCCTTTGTCGTGGATATAAGTCCAACAATGGATCTTTTGTTCGTTCGACCATCGTAGAAAATTACAATCCATATCTCTACTGGCCTTCAGACAAGAAGACAGATTGGAGGACTTTGGAGGGTAAGTATGTTGATCGTATCGACTTTGGTTCCATAAGAGAGTGTCGTGAATTCGTAAAGCAATATCAAGATGTGAATGGAGTTGAGATCTATGGAAACACAGATTTCACTTACACTTTCATTCACGATCAGTTTCCTGGCGAAATACAATACAATCCTTCCGCTCTCAAGGTGTGCTATTTGGACATCGAAGTAGAGTGTGAGGATGGTTTTCCTACGATTGAGAAATGTGATCAGAGGGTGAATGTCATCACGATGCGTTTCGTGCAGGGAGATAGAGAAAAGACTTATACTCTCTGTCTTGGTAATGCCAAGAAGATGACGGAAAATCACACAGTCATTGATTACGAAGAAGAAGACGAACTTCTTGAAGCGTTTATTGCTTTATGGCGTGATCAGGATTGCGATATCGTCACTGGTTGGAACATTCAGTTCTACGACATTCCATATCTTCTTGCCAGAATTGAGAAGGTTCTTGGTGAGGGAGAGTCGAAGAAACTTTCACCTTGGGAAACTCTCAAGACTCGCATAGTCACAGCGATGCAGAAGGAACACACGGTGTATGATATCGTCGGTATTGCCACGATGGATTACTTCGATCTGTATCGTAAGTTTACATTTGTCACACGGGAGTCCTACAAGTTGGATCATATCGCATCCGTGGAACTTGGTGAGAACAAGATCTCGTATGACGACTATTCCAACATTCAGGAGTTCTACAAGAAGGACTTTGCCAAGTTCGTAGAGTACAACTATATTGATGTTGAACTCGTCGTTAAGTTGGAGAAGAAACTTCGGTTGTTGGAACTGGGTATTGCTCTTGCATACAATGCCAAGGTGAACTTCAACGATGTGTTCTCTCAGGTTCGCACTTGGGATGCCATCATCTATCACTATCTTTCTGATCGCAACATCGTCATTCCTCAGAAGAATGCCGAGGAAAAGGAAGAGCAGTTTGCGGGTGGTTATGTAAAGGATCCACAGACAGGAATGCACAAGTGGATCGTTTCCTTTGACTTGGATTCTTTGTATCCGCATCTTATTATGCAATACAACATCTCTCCCGAAACAAAGCATAAGAATCCTGTTTACAGCCGTGGAAGCGTGTCTCCCGACTCCATACTTCGTATGGTGAGCGGTGAAAATACAAGAACATTTGTAGATCCTAAAGAATACTTGAGTGCTGCCGAGAGAGATGATCTGTCCATCGCGGCAAATGGTGTCGCTTTCCGCAAGGATAAGCAGGGGTTTCTTGCATCCCTAATGGAGAGTATGTACGAAGAGCGCAAGCACTACAAGAAACTCATGTTGGAATGTAAGAGGACTCTGAAAGAGAAGAAGGATACACTTACAAAGCAGGAAGTCGAGCAACTGAACAACGATATTTCCAAGTATCATAACTTTCAGTTGGTTCGTAAGATTCAACTTAACTCTGCTTTCGGTGCTGTAGGAAATCAATATTTCAGATATTATGACCTTGATCTCGCCGAAGCAATCACCATTTCTGGTCAGTTGTCTATTCGTTGGATTGAGAAACACTTGAATGACTTCCTCAACAAGACTTGTCAGACAACAAATGAGGACTACATTATTGCCAGCGATACAGATTCTGTTTACATCTGTCTTGATAAGTTGGTAGACAAGATTTATCCTGCTGGTGTTCAGCCACAGGAATATCAGAAAGTCGTAAAGTTCTTGGACAAGGCTTGCAAGTCCTCTATCACCCCTTTTATTCAGAAGAAGTATGAAGAACTTGCCGTGTTGATGAACGCATATCAGCAGAAGATGAACATGAAGCGAGAGTCTATTTCCAACAAGGGGATATGGACTGCCAAGAAGAGATATATGCTTAATGTGTTCATGGGTGAAGACGATGTTCTTCTCGACAAGCCAGAACTAAAGATCATGGGTATCGAAACCACAAGATCATCTACTCCACAGATAGTGCGTGATGGACTTAAGAAAGCAATCGACATTCTTATGAATGCCGATGAAGACAATCTTATTTCTTTCGTGGAGAAGTTTCGTGAGCAGTTCAATAAGTTGCCGGCGGAAAAGATTGCCTTTCCTCGTAGTTGCAGAGGGATGTTGGAATATGCCGATGCAAATACGATCTATCGCAAGTCTACCCCCATCCATGTCAAGGGTTCTCTTCTGTACAATCATGCCATAAAGCAGAAGAAGTTGCAGAAGAAATATCCTGTCATTAAGGATGGTGAGAAGATCAAGTTTGTCTATCTCAAGGTTCCCAACACTATTGGTGACAGAGTTGTTTCTTTTCTAGGAAGCATCCCGAAGGAACTTGATCTTGAGCGTTTTATCGACTATAATATGCAGTTCGAGAAGAGTTTTCTTGAACCTCTGACCACGATCACAAATGTGATTGGTTGGAAGCATGAAAAATCAAATACACTGGAGTCTCTCTTTGGATAAACTTAAATATGAACATTATGCTATTATTCTTGGTGTTCTTGAGATAAAACAAGCAGATCTCCTGTCTACTATAAAAGAAATAAACAAAAGAAAAGATGTGAACATCGACACATATGAGAATTATGTAGTTGAAGCAAATTCTATAAAAGAAGTTATAGAAGCGGTTAAAAACAACATGAAAGGATTGAAGTGATGGGTATTCTAGATAAACTTAAGAAAAATTCTACAATCAAGGACTCTGAAGTATTGTCCTCTTCGAAGTTCTTCACAAAGAAGGACATGATTCAAACAACCGTGCCAGTCATTAATGTCGCACTGTCTGGTCGTTTGGATGGTGGGTTTGTTCCTGGCATCACCATGTGGGCTGGCCCTAGCAAGCACTTCAAAACTGCATTTTCTTTGTTGATGGCGAAGTCTTACCTTGACAAGTACAAAGATGCTGCTATGCTATTCTATGATTCGGAGTTCGGTACTCCGCAAGGTTATTTCGAAACATTCGGTATTGATATGGATAGAGTTCTTCATACGCCAATCAAGGATGTGGAAGAACTTAAGTTCGACATCATGCAGCAACTACAGAGTCTTGATCGCGGAGAACGATTGATCATCGTGATCGACTCCATCGGTAATCTGGCTTCAAAGAAGGAAGTCGAAGATGCTTTGGAGGGTAAGTCTGTTGCCGATATGTCTCGCGCCAAGCAGATCAAGTCTCTATTCCGTATGATTACACCACATCTTACCCTCAAGGATATTCCTATGGTAGTGGTCAATCATACCTACAAAGAGATCGGAATGTATCCGAAGGACATCGTTGGCGGTGGTACTGGATCGTACTATTCTGCCGATACTATCTTCATCCTTGGTCGTCAGCAGGAGAAGGACGGAACCGAACTTACAGGTTACAACTTCATTATCAATGTGGAAAAGTCTCGTTATGTCAAAGAGAAGTCTAAGATTCCTATCAGCGTTTCCTTCGAAGGAGGTATTAGTCGCTGGAGTGGTCTTCTTGATATTGCTCTTGAATCTGGTCATGTAGTGAAGCCATCGAATGGATGGTATTCACGAAAGGGTGAAGAAAAGAAGTACCGAGAGAAGGAAACAGACACCAAGGAATTCTGGTTGCCAATTTTGACTGATCCGACATTCTCGCAGTTTGTCCGTGAGAAGTATTCGATCACAAACAACAATATTATCGTCTCCGATGAGGAGTTCACTAAACAGTTGGAAAATTTGACAGATGAGGAATAATGAGTACAAATATTCAGAAGGTAATCCTTCAGAACCTCATATACAACGAAGGGTATTCTCGCCGCGTACTACCATTCGTTAAGGAAGATTATTTCGCGGAAAACAGTGAAAGAAAAGTTTTTAGGAAGATTTATGACTTCATCAATAACTATAACAGATTGCCTAATAAGGACGCATTGGTCATCTCCTTGCAGAATGACAAGGACCTCACGCAGACGGACTATGAGAAGGCGTCTACCTTGGTACAAGATCTCTCGGAAACAACCGAAGACGAAGACTGGCTTGTGGACGAAACTGAAAAGTTTTGTAAAGACCGCGCTCTTTACAACGCTATTCTCGAATCCATTCAGATCATCGAAGGTAAGTCGAAGACCCGTACTCCTACCTCTCTCCCCTCGATACTTTCCGAAGCCCTATCCGTATCGTTTGACACGAACATCGGACACGACTTCATCAAGGATGCTGAGAAGCGGTATGACTTCTACCACAAAGTCGAACAGAAAATTCCGTTTGACATCGAATTTTTTAACTCAATTACGAACGGTGGAGTACCACAAAAGACACTTAATGTAGTCATCGCTGGTACTGGTGTAGGTAAGTCTCTGTTCCTATGCCATCATGCTGCAAACTGCCTGATGCAGAACAAGAATGTCCTGTACATCACTTGTGAAATGTCAGAAGAGCGTATTGCCGAGCGTATTGATGCCAACATCATGGACATCACTCTTGATGATATGAAGCAACTTACCAAGCAAATGTATGCAAAGAAACTATACAATGCTACAAAGGGAACAACTGGTAAGTTGATCATCAAGGAATATCCCACGGCAACTGCACATGTAAATCACTTCCGACATCTACTTGACGAGTTGCTTCTCAAGAAGAAGTTTACTCCTGACATCATCTTCATCGACTATTTGAATATCTGTTCTTCTGCCAGAGTAAAGGCATCTGCAACGATGAGTTCTTATAGCGTGGTGAAAGCGATTGCAGAAGAACTTCGTGGTCTTGCCATCGAACGAAATGTTCCTGTGTTTACCGCAACGCAGGTGAATCGTTCGGGACACAACAACACCGATATCGGTCTTGAGAATACATCTGAATCATTCGGACTTCCAGCCACTGCTGATCTCATGTTTGCTTTGATCGGAACAGAGGAATTGGATCAGAAGAGCCAGATCATGGTGAAGCAACTGAAGAACCGATATAATGAACTGACAAAGAACAGAAAGTTTGTAGTTGGTATCAACAGAGCGAAGATGAAACTGTATAATGTAGATCCATCTGAACAAGATGATTTGATTGGGACTGGCGAAGAGAATGATGTCGGATCCTCTGGCCACGGTGAAAAGATTATTGCAAAATTCAAGAAGAAAGGTAATGTAAATGACTGGAACATTTAATGGAGAATACAAGCAAGTGCAATTTATCAAGGATTCAGATACTCGTAATTTCGAAGAAAGATTGTCTTCCTTGCCTTTTGTGAGAGACGAAGATCTCCCAGAGTGGGAAGAATGGGCCAACCGAGCATTCCCCGAAGCAAATCTTTATGTCAATAATCACCGATAAGAAATATCTCAGCATGGTTTCTTCTTCCCTCGACAAGTTCGCTTGGAAGAAGGACAATCTTGCAAACTGTCGTTGTCCTATCTGTGGTGATTCACAGAAGAACAAGAACAGAGCCAGAGGATATTTCTATCAGAAAGGGAACAATCTCTTCTATCGTTGCCACAATTGTGGTATAAGCACAACGCTATATAAATTTCTTGAGGAAGTTTCTCCTGCATTGTGCAGAGAATATGCCTTGGAACGATGGAAGGGTGGAGAGAATGGACATTCAAATTATACAAAGCCTAAGTTCAAATTTGAACAACCTTCATTTGACGGAAAGAGAATTGATCTACCTTCGATGGTGGAACTGTCCGATGACCACGAATGCAAAGAGTATGTGGTTTCAAGAAAGATCCCAATGGATTTCATTTCGGATCTATTCTATGCTGAAAACTTTGCAGAGTTTGTTCATGGATACATTCCAGATAAGCAAGTTGGTCAAGAACCAAGATTGATCATTCCTCTTCGTGATGCTGATAAGAAACTCGTAGGGTTTCAGGGTAGAGCAATCTATCCTAGCGAGGTAAAATACATCACGATAAAGTTTGACGAGAATCAGGAATATCTTTCTTATGGAATGGATCGTGTAGATTTGAATTCTACGGTTTATGTGACAGAAGGACCGATTGATTCGATGTTTTTACCCAATGCTGTTGCCATCTTGGGTATGAATCATGAACTAGATCCTTCAGTCAAGGATCCCGTATTTGTCCTAGATAACGAACCAAGAAATAGAGAAGTGATTAAGCAATATGAGAAATTGATCAAGAATAATTATAGAGTGTGTATCTGGCCAGACAATATAACACAGAAGGATGTGAACGATATGGTCAGATCTGGTATGTCTCGTAGAGAGGTTCTTGAGACGATTAACAAAAACATCTATAGCGGATTGAGCGCAGAATTGAGATTGTCGGTATGGAAAAAAGTATAAAGGT